GTATGTACGCATACTCGTTGTTACAAGAAGCAGAGTTTGCCGCAGAGTCACGTGGATACACAGGTGCGAAGCACCAGAGAGAAGTGGGTGTCGGTTACTTCGATGCAATCACCACTACATTGGGGTCTAGTTCAACTGCCGCGATGTCGGGATCAACTGAAGAGGACCAGTTCTAATGTTTAAGAGTATTGGATTTGCAATTTACGACCTTTACAGATATTTCTTTGATTTGAAGATCAATCCATTGAGACACATTCCTAATGAACTGGTTCAATTTATTCTCATGTTCTATTTGTCGGTGATGTGGTCAGTAGTATTCACTTTCTGGGCCGGATACACTTGGATGTATGGAATCTATAGTGTGGGTGGCCACCTTATGGTGCTTGGTGCATTCTTTATCACCGTTGCTATATTCAGTGACGCTGAGAAGAATGGCCACTTGTGGGTACAACGTCCTAAGACACCCCCACTACCAGCACGCCGAGTCGCTTGGGATTTAGAAAAAGAAGGCTAGTTATAAATAACAGTGATGTGTACAATTAAATAAATTACGGGTATAATAAAATGTCAAACACAGAAACTTCAAATACTACTTCGGGCGAAATTAATGTTCCGGATCTTTTGTCCGAACAAAGTGGGATGCCTAATCTGTCAAGCAAAAAAACATTTGTCGTAGACACTAACATGCAAGTCACTGGAGATTTGGGTGTCACTGGAGATGTCATCGCAACTTCATTTATTGGCAATCTCGTCAGTGGTGAGTCTTTCGTAAAGTTCGAGGTAGCTGATCCGGACGGTGATTCGGATGCACCATCTAATCCAAAACTACTTTCAACCGGCGGAGTTGATTTGTGGGATGTTGAAATAAACGCACTAAACGACTTTAGCGTTGATGTCGGCGACGATATCGGACTAACTGCTGGTGATGATGTTGATATCTCTGCTGCTGAAAATGTCAATATCACTTCTGTCGATTACATGGATATTGTTTCTGAAGATAATATATACCTCACTGCAGACGGTAAGATCGATTTAGAGAGTGAAGAGTATATTGAATTGAATAGCGAAGTGAGAATGCTTGGCGACGTGATTATGATGGTGGGTAATTTGCCTACAACAGACCCATTGAATGCGGGTCAACTTTGGAACGATTTGGGAACACTCAAAATTTCAGCCGGATAAAAGGAATCTATATTATGCCAGTAAAGTACAAACAAAGTCAAGTCTACAAGAGCGCGATTGCGCGTTCGCGTAATACCGACAAGCATTACTATATGCACCAACTCGACAACACACAATTGTGGAACGAGTTCTTCAGTACAGGTAATAAGAAACTAAAAAGAAAGATGCGCAATGAACTTGCAATGCGCGGATTTAGTCAGGAGGCAATCGCAGAACGCGAGGCCTCAAGATGAGTTGGGATAATTTAATACAGATCGCAGAGTCGCCTATTTCAAGAACAGGCAACGAAGTCTGGGACAAGACATTCAATGAGTGTTTCTGGACAAATATGTCAACCATAGTGTGGAACCATAACTGCATGTTTGAAGGCGACATCTGGATCGGTAAAGATGAAGAGTGTTCTTGGTGTGGCGGTACTGAAGAGACCGAAGGTCGCGAAATTGTTCATCATAGAATAATGGGAACTCTGTACGGAAATTTATATAAATGAGTATAGGGATGTTGGGTCTTCTCGCAGTCTTTATGTGTCCTATGGTATTTGGCGGTATTACGATGTACTACTCCCATAAAACCATACATAAAGAGACACTACATAGATGGAGAAAGAGTAAAGGTTTAACTTTGTCGGAGATGGAGGATTAATGACAGATAATGATGTACGGTGGAATAAAATCACCGGAATGAAAGTAGGCGATACTTTGCCTGAAGCAACGTTTCAGACACGAGTACGTGATGCTGAGATAGATGGTCCTAACCCATATCGTTGGGAAGAGACTACGATGGCTGACTACACAGAAGGTCGTCGTGTTGTAATCTTCTCATTGCCTGGCGCATTTACGCCAACATGTTCCACTATGCAGTTACCGACATTCGAAGAGAAGTTTGATCAGTTTGTTGATCTTGGTATTGACGACATCTACTGTATGTCCGTGAACGACTCTTTCGTGATGAACGCATGGTCACGTCAACAAGAACTCAAGCGAGTCAAAGTGATTCCAGATGGATCTGGTCACTTCACACGTGAGATGGGGATGCTTGTTGACAAAGACAACCTAGGATTCGGATACCGTTCTTGGCGATACGCAATGGTCGTCACCGATGGTGTGATCGAGGCATTGTTCCGTGAAGCCAGTATCCGAGATAACGCGGATGATGATCCGTATGAAATGACCACTCCTGAAAATATACTTGGGTATTTGCGCAACGCGATACCACAATCAGAAAAGGTGGCCTAAAGACTAGACGATTTGTTGAACCTCACATGAGTTTCGCTTATCGTCTACTTCAATCACGATGCTACGGTCTTCGACGATGCGACGACCGTTGTTTTTTACCACGACTTTAGAGTCTGGTGAAATATTTAGATCACAGTTGTGAGATAACTTGACAGTCTCGTGATTTTTTGATATAATATGCACACTATCAGACGATATAAGTAGTTTATCATCTTTACAGATAGTGACTGAGTTTGCAAGTGCCGCTGGTGTTGCTACCAACAGCAATAAAGTTAGTACTAGTTTCATTTGCTTTCTCCTGTCGTCTCACGACGACTTTTGTTGCCTCACGGCAGTTAATAGTATGACAGTTTTATTACACTGTACATATTATATATAAGTTTTTTTGGCGCGTAGCTCAGTTGGTAGAGCCGATGACTGTTAATCATCTGGTCGCAGGTTCGAGCCCTGCCGCGCCAGCCACATTGCGAGAGTGGTGGAATTGGTAGACACGCTGGTTTTAGGTACCAGTGCCGCAAGGCGTGAGAGTTCGAGTCTCTCCTTTCGCACCAATATTATGATCAAGTGAAAAATTTACATAATAAAGTTTTCAAAAAGTGTTGACAAACTTCTCCAGAATTTGGTATAATGGTTACATAAATTGATGAGAGAGATTGTGAATATGTCTTCTGCTGCTATGAAAGAGAAGTTCTACAATGAGGAAAGAACCTTGCCTCTTTGCGTTAATGATGGTTGTGATAGAAATGTCGCAGTTCGTGAATGGAAGAACTGGTCGTTTAAGTCAGAGTGTAGTTCTTGCAGTAGTCGAAGAATCAAGACAGGGGTGATGCGTGAAGGTGTGACTCAGCACAAGAAGACTTACTGTGAAAACGCAGATAGCCAACTTGGTTTTCCTTGTCCGGTACCGAAAGACGGTTGGGGGGGATTTTCCAACTCACTTGACTTAGATCATATAGATGGAGATCACTACAACAACGTGCCCGAAAATGTAAAAACTTTCTGTAAACTGTGTCACGGCCGGAAGTCTGTAGAAAATGGAGACTGCAACTCTCACAAATCTTCGGCGAGACGTATAGAGTCGTTATGATTAATCAAATTCTTCATGGTGATTGCAAAGATGTTCTGAAAACATTAGATTCTCAATCTGTTCATCTTACATGCACTTCTCCACCTTACTATAATGCAAGATCATATTCAGTGTGGCCTACCTATGAGTCGTATCTGGATTTTTTGCGAGATGTATTTAAAGAAGTGTTTCGAGTTACAAAAGACGGGAGAATGTGCGCTATTAACGTTTCTCCGGTGATACAGGCCAGAGAATCTAGATCTAAAGAAAGCTCTCGTTTGGGTATACCTTTCCACATGTTCTCTATTATGGAAGAAATGGGTTGGAAATATATTGATGATATAGTATGGGTGAAACCGGAAGGGTCTGCTTTGAATCGTAACGGAGGTTTCTATCAACATCGCAAACCAGTTGCATACAAACCCAATTTGGTTACTGAAAGCATTTTGATTTTTCAAAAGCCGTGTGATTTCTTAATCGATAAAATTGTTAGATCGTATAGTGGAGAAATCTTAGATGAGTCTTTAGTATCAGATGGATATGAGAGATCCAATGTATGGAAAATTAATCCTGAAACTGCCTCCAAACATCTAGCACCATTTCCTAAAAAACTGAGCGACAATATTATATCTTACTATTCTTATGTCGACGACCTTGTCTTGGACCCTTTTATGGGAAGTGGTACCACTGCGGTGTCTTGCTTAGACTTAGAGAGAAAATATGTAGGTATTGAAATTCATCAAGAATATATTGATATGGCACAAAAAAGAATTCAATCCTTTAATCCTTTGCACCTACTTGCAAAAAATCGGATTGAGTCTACCAATCCGTTAGGAGTTTAAATGTCTAAGACAGGACGTGGTGACCCTCAAGTGAGAGCAGACGGTCGCAATAAACCAGACAGAGAGTGGTGGCCCGAGAACTTTGATTGGTATCTGAAGTGGGCAGCATCAATCATGATTTTAATTTCTCTGGCAATGCGATCTGCGGGCCCAGAATATCGCATGTATGACTTGACAATAGGGTTCGTAGGTATTATACTATGGACTTGGGTATCTATTATCTGGAAAGACCGCGCACTCATCATGTTGAATGCGGTCTCCGGATTTATGATTGCAACAACTATTTTGAGGGAGTGGTAATGAAAAACGTAAAAGATCTGAGAGCCGAAGGTTATGTTACTGAGGAAGAAATTCCTAAGTTCACACTAGACCTTCCGCCCAACTACAAGTTCAACGAAGATAAGTTGATCGCAGAATTTGCGAGTTATATTGACTCTACATATAACCAACACTACGCCAAAGAGAAGTTTCAGGCGACAGAATTTATTATTGATGGGGGTCATGGTACAGGTTTCTGTATCGGTAATGTACTGAAGTACGCACAGCGTTACGGTAAGAAGGGGACTCGTGACGATGCGCGGAAAGATCTAATGAAGGTTTTGCATTATGCGCTTATTCAACTACACGTTCACGATAGCGATTAGTTTAGTTTTAGGAGGTTGTGCTTCAAGCGGCGTAACTAACACATATCGTTATGGTGCGGATGACTTTAAGTTCCTTGTAAAGGAATATGAGAATCTAAGCCCAAAGGTTAACTTTGTTTTGTTGAAGAACCAAGCTGAGTACAACTCTGCTCGTAAGAAAAAGTTAGGTGTAAAGTGGGATTCGGTGAGTGCGTTTACTCTATGGATTCCGTCAACGGGTGAATGTACAGTTTATATTAAAGACCCTGAGTGGCAATGGGAACCAGAGTTGATTGGGCATGAAGTTGCTCACTGTATCTGGGGAAGATACCACCAAGGTAAAAAGGGATTGAAACCATAATTATTGGAGCGGTAG